AGGTGTATATGGAGTCTTTCCCAAGGAATATAGCGAAACAAGACCCAGATTTATCAGTTGGTGGTTAAGAGTGCGCCTTCGGGCAACTGTCATCATGGGTATGCCGAGTATTATCGGGGCATTTTGGGGGTGCTGGAATTGAAATGAGCCGCAACCTGGCCGTCTTCGGCTACAACCCGGATGGAGAGCTTTACCTGGGTATCGACTTCGGTTACCGGAACCCCTTCGCCTGCCTGTGGATTCAGCCCATCGAGGGGGGCGAGCGGGTGCTGGTGCTGGACGAATATTACCAGCGTTACCGCACCACCTTGGAAAACGGCAAGGCGATCCTGGCCCATCACCAGGCCAGCGGTTACGGACCCCTAACCTATGCTTTCGCCGACCCTTCCGACCCCGACAAGCGGGCCATGCTTTCGGAAATCCTGGGGATAGAGGTCAAGGCCCCCAGGCGGCCGGTGGAGGTGGGTCAGGAGCTGGTGCGGCAATGGCTGAGAGTGAGGCCTGAAGATGGCCTGCCGGGTCTCCTGATACACCACCGCTGTAAAAATCTGATCCGGGAGCTTAAGGGCTACATGGTACACGAACCAGGCAAGGGTGAACACCACGCCTTAGATGCCCTGAGATACTTTTTTGGAGGCTGGGAAAGGACCTGATTTATGGGCGTGAGAGTTAGGCAAAAAGAAAAAGGTGAAGGAAAGCCATGGTGGATTTTTATTGCCTACAAGGGTCAACGCAAATCCTTATTGGTGGGGGATAAACGGGCGGCTGAAGCCGTGGCAAGCCAAATCCGGCAATCTATAAAGGCAGGAGAATTCCAATTTGAAAAATTGGAAAAAGAAAAAGAAAACATCATCATTACAGAAGAGTTAAAAAAAATGTTATCCGAAGTAAGACTGGGAAACAAAAAGAAGATAATGAAAATTGTTGATGCAGTTTATAATTTGTCGGAAGGTGTAAGTCAAAAGATGATAGCGGAAAAGACTGGCATATGTCGAGCAGATATCTCTATATATGTCAGAAGGGCTATTGACGAAGGGCTCTTGGAGAACTGTAGCAGTTCCAACCAGCCGTGCCCCTATATGTTAAGAGTTACAGAAAAAGGCTTGAAATTTCTCTTGGACCCAGCTAATCAGCCGGAGGAATCTGCACCAAATAAACCAGAAAAGCAAGAGGATGTTGATTCTGTTGCTGTTGCTTGCACATCTTTTGGAACTGAAACTATTACTGATAAGGACCACTCTCTTGAGGAAGTCCTGAATGAAATCATCTTGCGGCAAACCCGCACCATAGAGCGTCTTCTGGATGAGTATGAGCGGTATAAGCAAGAAAATGAACGATTAACACAAAGGGAAAAACAATTAATGGCCGACAATGACAAATGGCTGGAAGATAATCTGAAATTGGAGGAGGTGATAAAAGCTCTTGAAGAGAAGATTGAAAGCTATAAGGAGGAAGTTAAGAAACTCCGGGACATTCGGACTTCCTTAACCCCAATTAATCTTCCCCAACGAGTGACCCATGCTATGGCAGTATTTGGCGATTGAGCATGGATTTTAAGACCTACTTCAAATGCTGGTGTGGCCTCATTATCCACGGTGCCCGGTTCGGCTCCCGGTTTCACTGCCTGGTTTGTGGCCGGGCTTGATACATCCGGTCTTGGGGGGCTGAATGGTGGTGGCCGAGGGAAAGGAGGGTATGAAATGAACACTCCCGCGTGGCTCAGGCGTGAAGGAGAAATTAAAGATACGTCTTTTGGAGTTAACCATATTCCTTACGGCTATTGTCAATGTGGTTGTGGTCAAAAAACAAATATTGCACTGGTAACTTGTAAATCAAAGAATTGGAAAAAGGGTGAACCGTTAAGATATGTAAGATATCATAATCTAAATCGTAATAATCTTTTAAAGAATAAAAAACCCAAAAGCTATCTTCAAAAAGTTTATAACGGGAAGCTAACGAGAGATCATGTTTATATCATTGAAAATATTATGGGGAAACCATTACCATCAAGAGCAGTTATTCATCATGTAGATGGAAACAAACATAACAATAACCCAAAAAATTTAGTGGTGTGTCAAGATCGCAGATATCACAGCTTGTTGCACCGCAGGATTAATGCGTTAACAGCTTGTGGCAATCCTAATTACCGAAAATGCACCTATTGTAAGAAATGGGACACCCCCGAGAATCTTATTATCACCAAAAGGCGGTCGGGCAACATTAATTATGATGGCCCAATATATCACCGGGAATGTAAGCAAAAATATCATAGGAGATAATATGCCTAACGCTCCGGCATGGTTTAAATGTGAGCATTGTGTTTTTTGGAAATCCGCCGCCGACCCCGGCGAATGTTGGGGTTGCACCTTTGACGGCCCCCCGAAACCCATGGCGGCCTTTGACCGGTGTCACCTCTGGACCTGCAAACGGTGCCTGTTGCCGTGGGACTGGTATGACGGCACCGGGGCACAGAACCATTTGTATTGCAAGCGTTCAGGCAGGGTTAGGCCAAAAGTCAGAGGGCGAAATTGACAGCTTCGCTTCCCCCCCAAGATTCAGGCCAATTTCAGCCAATATCCAACCGCCGTCGGGAGCGTGCCCTGAAGGCTTGGAATATGTATGAGGCAGGGGCCACAACCGCTGAAATTGCCAAGCTTTTCGGCATCTCCCGGCGCATGGTGCAGCATGACCTGAAGGTTGCCCCCAAGCTGCTCAAAGAGGCCGCCCTGAACCAGGACGGAGGCGAAATCCTGGGGACGGAAATAGCTTTCTGGCAACAGATTATCCGCCAGGCCATGCGCGATTACCAGACGGCCCAAACCGAAAATGCCAAGATCGGGTTTCTGCGTGTGGCTTCCGAGGCCCGGGCCAAACTTCAGGGTTTGTATGAGAGGACCGGCCTCATCACCACCATCCCCACCAGGTTCAGCCTGGAAGAGGGCAACCCCTTCAGCGATCCGGAATTTCGTAAGAAATATATGGCCTTGATGAAAGAAGCCAGGGGAAAAGGCATCCCCGTTTTCGGTTTATAAGAAATCGATAAATGGGAAGAACTGGCTATGGAGTAGTCCTGAAAGATTATTCGGTCAAAACGTCAACTACCCCGCCCTGAATGGCGGGGTTTCCCGCGCACTTTTTGATGAGGGGGATTAGCATGATAACAAACAACATCAGAGGGTTGGCCACCATCCGACGGCCTGAATGAGGGGCGTCCTCAAGGCCGCAGCCATTGGGCTGATTCTACTATGGACCTTTTACCCAGTTTCCGGCAATTGCCAACCCCGGCAGGAAGCGCTGGCTATCATCACCGCTTACTGTTTGAAGGGCCATACAACATCCGGGGCGACTACCGCCGAGGTGCATCGACAAGGCGGTTGCCTCGCCCTTTCCCGGAAACTGGCGAAGGACCTGGGTCTCTACCGGGGACCTGGCAGGTATGATTATCGGTTTGGGGTCATCATCGAAGTAGCCGGTGTGGGCCAGTTCATCTTCGCCGACCTCATGCCGCCGAAGTGGCAAGGGTATCGGGTGGATATCTACCATCCGAGTTCAAAGTGGTGCAGGGTTTTTGGGGTCAGGAAACGACAAGTGAAAGTGATATCTGAATGAACACAATTCATTTACTCAGAAACGGCAAAAAGTCGCAGACAACTTATTGCGGCCTGGATTGGTTACAAGAACCTGATTGGCGGCCAATAAATGAGCCAATGATTGTAACTCTATATGCCAGATTCACAACCTGTCGCAACTGCTTGAGAGCTTGGCGCAGGCAGTTGCGTTCGCACTGAGGGACCCCCTGAGGGGCGGATGGTTGAGCCGCATCCGCCTTGGACCGGGGGCAACCTGATCCGCCCCAAGGCGCTTTGAGGAAGGAGAAGCATTTAATGGCTTGGAATCCAGACCCCAAAGTAGCTGCGCCCCGGGAGATCCGGCAACTGGTGGACTATCACCGGGTCTGCGGGTTTGGAAACCCGGAGGAGCTGCTGGACTTCATCGAGGTCTTCTGGGGCATCCATATCCCCCGGGCCAAGGTCTGTCCAGAACATACCCCGCCAGCGGAGTATATCACCGCTGCCTTTTTTGAGGAGGTCATGGACTGCATCTGCTGGGCCAACCGGGGCGGCGGCAAGACCTTTAACGGCGCTTTGGTGACCTGGCTGGACTCGGTGTTCAAGGCCGGCTGCGAGACCAAAATTCTGGGGGGTTCTGGGGAGCAGAGCCTCAGGATGTATGAGCACATGAAGAGTTTCATCACCCCTCCCTTTCAGCACCTGATAGAGGGGGAGGCCCTGCGCAGCCGCACCCACCTGGTGAACGGCTCCAATGTTCAGATACTCACGGCCTCGATGAAATCCGTCAGGGGTCCCCACCCCCAGAAGCTAAAACTGGATGAGGTAGATGAGTTTGATGACCGGATATACGAGGCATCCCTGCTCATACCGAAATCTGCCAGTGGCATTAAGGCAAGCGTCCAGATTTACTCCACCATGCACAAGGCTTACGGCCTGATGAACCGGGTAGTCACCGAAGCGGCGGAGAGCGGCTACCGGGTGTTCAAGTGGTGTGTCTTTGACGTTATGGAGAAATGCTTAGGCCGGGACTGCGAAAATTGCGAACTCTGGGAGGACTGCGAAGGGAGGGCCAAGGACGCCGACGGCTTTTACCCGGTGGAGGACGCCATCTCCGCCAAACGCAAGATCTCCCGGGAAACCTGGGAGTCGGAGATGCTCTGCAAGATGCCCAGCTTGGAGGGGCTAATCTATAAAGAATTCGACCTGGCGATCCATGTTATCTGAGGGCTACCGCACCATCTTAATTAACCGCCCTGGCAGGAAAGGGGCGGGGGCAGAATTAAGCGGGGGGCAGACCGGCACTACCGGCTACTGAGCACCCCGGAGGCGGTCACGGCCGCAATCAGGCCGCGCTCGGTTTGCAGGTCAGTAAATTCGTCTGCCAGGCGGAAAGTTTTAGGCTGGGCTACAGTAGGCATTGAATCCCCCAGGACAGCGGTTTTTTAGCATTTCTGGGGGCATTATAGATTTAGCCCCGGCCGACTTTAAAAAAGGCCGGGGCATTAAATATATTAAATCTATTAAGGGAATTTAAGTTTTAAAAAAATGTTGTCTAACTGCCTGTCGATACTGTTATTTTCAGAAAGCACTAAAAAAAGTTTGGTTCACGATACCGCCCCCTTTGGGTTAATTTGTGGGGGATATCCCAGGGACACCCTGGCGCCTTTGGGGACGCTCTGCCTCATGATTGACAAGGGTTTCCGCATGGTGGGGGGGAATATTTACTTCCGCGAGGTTGCCCGCCGTTGTCATTTGAAGGGCAGGGACTGTCAATGCTCGGACTGCCCCATGTCAAAATTCTGCAAGGATACAGAAACAATCCAATCATATGAGGAGGAATTGAGATATGCAACTCAGCGTTGAACAAGGCGATCTGGCCCGCGCCCTGGAACACGTCCTGGGCGTGGTGGACAAACGGGGCACCATGCCCATCCTGGCCCATTGTCTGGTGGAGGCCGACGACCAGGGGTTTGTCGTCTCCGCCACCGACCTGGAACTATCCTTTAAGGGCCGGTTTCCGGCGGAGGTGCAGGAGCCTGGGACTCTTGCGGTCCTGGCCCACGCCTTCCACGGCCTGGTGAAGAACCTGCCCAAAGGGACCCTGCGAATCACCGGTGACGAGAAGCAGGTCAAGGTGGAAGCCGGGGACTCGGAATACAAATT